ATATTTGGTACTCGCACGGGGAATCGAACCCCGACTACCGGGATGAAAACCCAGCGTTCTAACCGTTAAACTATGCGAGCACATAAAACTTTCTTTTTATATTGTGGTTGAGGTGGTAGGACTCGAACCTACAACTACCGGAATCAAAATCCGGGGCTCTGCCAATTGAACTACACCTCATCTCCATCGTGACTACAGTCTATCACACCCTGCCTGTCTTGTCAACCCTTTTCTTAACTTTCACTCTTATTTTGAGATGGTGAACCCCCTGGGACTCGAACCCAGAACAAAAAGATTAAAAGTCTTCTACTCTACCTGTTGAGTTAGAGGTCCGTTCTCTCATCGTGACTACAGTCTACCACGCTCAGTCTGTCTTGTCAACCTTTAATATAGAATCTAAAGTTTTCTCTGTGAAAGGCACACCCGAAAGTACGGGTGTGCCTTTTAGGAGACTATCTACTTGCGCTTGATAAGACTTTGGATAACCGATTCCTTTATCTTATTCTGCTTTGTCTTGACGGTAATCTCCCCTGTGTTTTCACATCGGTATTCCATTGCCATTCCGAGCGCAACAGACTCTGGAATCCAGTTAACTACAGCCCCAGGAACATCGCTCAAAGTCTGTGCCAACTGATTTTGACTCTTCATGGAGCGATTCTTAAACCACACAGAAAAATCTTTTTGCATGGGCGGGGTCCAGGCAGTCTTACCGTTTGGAAGATTATCGTACTCCGACAAGAAAATGCTTAGTCCCAAAAGAAGATCGGCATGGATTTTTGTATCGTTCGGGTAATCCTGCTGAATCATTTCAGATGCCAGCTTAAGATACTTAATACCAAAACCTCGCTTTGCAAGCTTTGCAATTCCCTTTCTGAAAGCCCTGATCTTAACCGAGGGGCCTCCCACATCGCCCTGCTTGCACCCCTGGCCACTACCACCATCAACATGTAGGTTACATGTAATAAGGTCCTGTACGGTGGATAGAGCCTCTGGGAGATTACTCAGACACTCCATGACGAAGATTTCCTCTGCATTCTGTCCCTTCCGTAGCTTGGAGTTTCGCTTAACATAAGCTTCCGAGTATTTCTCCTTGTTATCTACAGCAACATAAGCGCATGGAATCTCGCTTAAATCAAAGATGATATGCAAATGGCGACGATGATCACCATCCAAGAGAGCCATCCAACGATTTTCTCCAACTGCTGGGCAGTATCCATAATAATGCAAGTCTTTCGTCTCTGGATCGGGTGTATAGTCCTTCGGAAAGTAAGCGATTGTGATCGGATCGCTCATGGACAAATCCAAGCCTTCACATTCCTTAATGTATTTGATTAAAGTTTTAGCGCTAGTATCACGCTGGCCTCCAAGAGCGCTCACAATTCGTGGGTCAATCGTATAAGAATAAGATGGATAGTTCCCGTACACCTTCCATTTGGGGTCGAGTGTGATATCCTTTCCAACAATTCGCCGTGACATAAGTTCCTCCTTTGTTTAGTATTATGTCTGACTTTTTTTCGAAGCCGTCTATCCGGTCTAACACGGGGCATCAGTCATTCCCCTTAACTGTCTCTACTATATCATGCCCTGGTGGGCTTGTCAACTATTTTTTTCCAATCATTAAAATCTCTGTGGCTTTCTTCGCACTATATGTTCCGTCGTCTTCTTTCTTTCTTCGACCAACGGTATAAGTTACATCAAAAGTCTCAATAATATTAGTACCTTGTCTCTGCTCAAAGAATCCGTCGCCCACATCACGGTTTGACATCATCACATAAGCACCACCATGCGTTGCACAGTTTAGATAGTCTACCACACTTTGTTGTAGTTTATCGTCAAAATCTACTTCATATTGTGTAAAACATCCTCGATATGGCGGGTCCATGAAGATAAAGCAATTTTCTTCTCCATGAGCATAATCCAAAGTATCCATGAAGTCTACATTCAAAAGTGTAGCATTTTGTAGAGCTTGATTCCAAAGTTTCAAATCTTCTCTTCCGTCTCCGTTTTTACTGGAAAATATAGAATCCTCATGCCTCATTAAGCCACATGGTGTATGAAACAACCCTGTGTCTCTGGTTTTTGTAGAGCCAGGAATACGCTCTTTATACGTTTGCCAGACACCATTGAATCCTGTCTTCATTAGAAAATATAAAGTAGCAGAATAAAAAGTGTTCAGTCTGTCATCTTGCGTTTGCTGATACTCTTGTCTAGTCTTGAAATAATAAGAACGACGCACATGATAGATCGGATTCTCATTCCACAAATCTATCCAATTGACATTCTGGCCTACTTTATATTGTTTCTCTAGTTCCTTATTCGCACAGCCAATAGGATGGTCAACCCATATCTTTTTGTTATTACTATCTCTTAGATCCTTTTTCGGCGGATAAAGAGATAAATACTTCTTCTCATGCTCAAATACAACGCGACAGAACTCATCATAATCGTTCTTAACCGCATTATAGATTCCCATGATGTATGGGTTCCTATCGTTCAGAACAAAGTTGGCATTTGGGTTCCTTTCATGTGCCCAAATAAACATTGCCCCGCCACCTAGAAACGGCTCAATGTATGTGTCAAATGTTTCAGGCAGAAGTTTCCTACTCTCATATTCTTTAATAAGAGAAGTCTTACCTCCTGCCCACATGAATAATGGTTTCATTTATGATAATGCCTCAATCCTTTCCTTGATCGTGTGGAACATAATAGACTCAATCTCTTCTGCTGTAAAGCCATTTTTGTTCATAAAACAAGAATTACCTCCCGGCTCATAAATATCAAAGCCAAAATCATGGGCTGGAGAAAGAGCACGTCCAATTGTTCCGTCTGCATATGCCCCCTCGCCAACAGCGAAGGTCACATAACTGACATTAGGACTTATTTTTCTACAAATATAGTTGTTCTTATACCATCTTTCAATGGCGTTACCCTTGTCCTGCTGCTTTTTAGCTTCAAATACGGCGATCAACTCGCCATCCCAAAACCAAAGATGACCATCGGGCTGACAGGCTCCCTTACCGTTTGGGATTTGATCTAGACGCAACTTTACCTGTGATGTAAGGCGTCCATTATAGCGCGGAAGCAGTGACTCCCTTAATACCTCTGCGCGGGACTTACAATGTTTATCAAGTGTGCGCGCCGCCTCATCGGTCGCGACTGTTCCTGGCTGAATACCTCCTGGCATACTCTATCTCCGTTCTCTTATTGTGACTACAGTCTACCACGCCTCGCTATCGCTGTCAAGGATTATTTGATTTCTATCGATTCTTCCTGTCCCACAAAATAGAATAATCGGCACCCAGATGGTAAGGATCATCCATAGAACTGCCGCAAAGCCAGTTCTCAAAGTAACATAAGTATCCAACTGAATGTCGTTGATAACAATGGTAGCCATACCTGCTGCTATCGTAACATACAACGCTGTAGCGATAAGGAAACCAATGAACATTAAAGTGTTGCGAACAAAATTTATAAAGTTTCTCATTTTATATCCTCTCTCGGTCGGAACAATACATGCTTAAACCAATCATTAATAGCCTTGATGGTATAACCCACACGAGGATCGTCCCTGGTATCATCTAATAAGCTATCCTTGATCTCGTTTATAACATGAATCTGTGGAAGTGGTATCGCACCTTCCTGCGGAGGTGTAAGGTACAGATCGTGAACAAAGTAATGGTTAAAAGTTGATTCCCCGCTGCGACGAACATAACCATCACCAACCTTCCATTCCCATTGGAATCCTAGTTGCCAAAGAGCATTCCAAACATCAGCCCAATCGCTGGTGGCTTCGTCGGTCCAAGTAAAGTTGCTTATTAGTTTAGTCATCGTCGCCGTAAACCTCCATCGTCGCATAAGCATACCTGTTGAACAGCACGTTGTCAATGAAAAAAGTGATTTCTCTTTCTTTTGACTCGCATCGAAGTTCAAAAAGGCGATGACTTGTGTATCTCTCTATGTCGGCATCCATTGGCTCGATCCCGAGGACCTCGCCTCTAAGTTGCTTGATCCTACGCCTTGTATACTTCTCAGTCCTCTGAAACTCGTTCAAGATAATCTCCGTGAAATGTTATTGTCTTTCCAAACTTCGTAAAATAAACAGAATACTTTTTGCCGTGGGCTCCGTCCAGACGATCCCATAACTCCCCCTTTGAAGGAGGAAGATTATCATCAACTATAACACCGAGCCCGTAACTATTATCTTTCTGATTTAACTTATCGCGAACCAAGTCGCCTATCTTTAGTTCTTTCATTAACGCTTTACAACCATCACATCAGGCGCTCTACGCGGTCTTCTCTTGCGTTTTGGTGCCTGCTGCTTTGTCCTCCCTCCTGTATTTCTAACACAGCGCCCACAGGCAATGTGACCCTTCATAGGACCATCCTGAGAACGCAAGAATGCTGGTGAGTATCCGCAACTCTCGCAAGTTAACTTTGATTGTTCTTTGGCAGCTTCAATGAGGTTTGAGACTGCCGGTGTAAGATTGCGTGCCTCAACATAAAGTGACCCGTCTTTGTTCCGAGAAACTTCTGTAATGGCTGGTGCGAACTCGTCATCTGATGATAACCCAGCAATCCTCTTAGACATTTTGTGAATAATATCATACCATCCATCATTACATTGAAAACCCCAGCCCATCTTTGATGATTCAAGTGGAGCCAATCTTTCTCTGTATAAGTGTGAGAACCTTTCGTAAAGTTCGTTTGTCTTTTGACTATCCATAATAGCCTCCTACACTCACATAGTAGCACAGGAGGCAACCGAAGTCAAGGCTCAAATGTTAGTTTTTGGCTTCCCTGAAACCTCTGCGGCGAGCAACATCCTCAGACGCAAAGCAAACCTCCGGCAAGGTTAGATAGTAAAACCTACTCTCCGGGGTATGATACATTCCTGACTCAGCATTTCCCTTGATGGGATAATCGCTTGGGCAGCGACCATTTAGAAGAGGCATACGCATATGCGCGCAGCCCGTCATAAAGAGAACACAAATAATAATAATCTTTTTCATTTCCAAAACACCTGAATACAAACAATAACAAAAGCGAGAAACAAACTCAAACCTGTCTTGGCTGTGATCCCCTCGCCCATAAAGAAATAAGATAGGAACGCAAAACTAACAACGCCGGATGCAAAGCCAATAAAACGTCCAGGCCAAAGCAAACCATCAAAATAACTTACAACCAACGCAGTTGCTTTGATAAACATATAAGATATTGGAACGCTGAACGTACAAGACATCAAAAAAGGATGTTCCTTTGCCCATTCATTTAGGAACTGCGCGTTGGTTTGGAACCATATCAATATTTGCCCCACAAAGAAAAGCAAGAAGCCGTAAATCAAATCTCTCAATCTTTGTTTCCTTTCTTTACAAGTTCAAAATCAACGACGGGACCGACCTGCAAGGCACCATCCATAAAAACCTTACAACACCAATATGATTGTCCGCTTTGTTCGAGCGTCATCTTGTATATCTCTGTGATAATGCCAACTCTATCAGGGCTATCAGTAGAATAAAGATTAATCCACTTTGCCTTTGGTCTTACAAGATCGCCAACTCTTATGTTGTAAGGGCAAGGGAAGTTTCTTGATCCCCAATCATTCAGCGCTTCTTCGTAGTCTCCGTGAAAAACCATCTCTCAACCTCTACATACACCATAGCAGACTGAGAGCGCCGCGTCAAGGATTATATTATCTTCTTCGCTTCGGAGAAACTTTCTCGCTTACTAGATAGTCGAGAGCGGCACGTTCTGGCGTGCCTGGGGTTGCAGCCCTACCAACAGGGACATTTCTTGCTGGAAACTTCTCACCGTGTGCTTTAGCTTTTTCGAACTCTGCCTTGCCCAACTCCATTCCTTTGCCTTCAATATAAGAAAGAATGGACTCAAGGTTCTCAGAATTTGATCGCCCTCCAACTTCCAAAGCAATCTCCTCATCTCCAGAGCGTGTCTTAATCCACTCCTCCGCTCTGTCCATTAGAAATGGATTTGGCTTGTCCATATTGGTTACATCAGGAAACATAAATCCAAACAAACTATTTGCAAGAGTGCCTTCATCATCAGTTTGTTTTATGGTGAATGCCATTTCTTCTCTTCCGACGCCTGGGTATAGAACTTTCATAAGTCTATCGGCGCGACCAAAGACCTTTGCCTTTGCAATGAGTTCTGCATGACGAGCTTCTCTATCAGCTTGTCTCTTCTTAGCCATCTGAACAGGATCAAGGACCTTTGTAGGATCTACTTCGGCAAGAATGTTCTGCAACTCTTCTGTAATGATTTGCTTAAGCTTGGACTTCGTTATTTTCATTTGACTTTTCCTCTTCTGTAAATAGTCCGTATCGCTCTTGTTCGCCATCATCGTATGTAATAATGGTGCGATTGCCTGGGTGTGGCTTGATATGAACTGTGATAAAATCATTCATTGAATCAAAAATAGCAATGGAACCCTTTGGTCGCGGATACAACCAATGTGCGATACATTGCCCTGTCGCCAACACAACACCCTCAATCACGACGCCTTCACCAGAGACGCCTGTTTCGTCTGCTTGGCGCGCAACTGTAAACGTTTGAATGCCGCGAGGGCACAAACGAGATGGCTTCTTAGGGATTAGTTCCTCTGCTGTAGATTGCTCTTCAACTACAAAATCGTCTTCGTTAGTCGTTTGTTCGCTCATTTTTCAAAACCCAATCAAATATTTCTACGATTCGTGGCGTTGTATCGTACTGCTCAACATCAGCGCGGGATACCCACTCATAATCGTCGTGCTCAAAATCAATCTGAACATCCCCATCATAGTCGGTTGTGTAGAACAAGTCAACCCATTTATCACTTAAATCTTTTAAGTAAGTTAAATTCTCAACGTTAAGATTTGCTTCTTCTTTTACTTCTCGGATGGCTGCTTCTTCCGGTGTTTCGCCGGTTTCGATCTTACCACCTGGGAGTCCCCACTTTTTAGGCATCCAACGAGACTTCGCTGAACGCAACAACAATAACATATTGCTATCGTCGTCTAGTATTACAACAGCCGATCCTTTCATTTTCTTACCAATCCTTATTCTAATCATTGATCTAAACTTAGCGCAAGATCATATGCCTTTGTATATATATCGTGCAACTTACCAAGCGCATCTGATCTTCGCAACATTTTGAAAGCAAGATTTTCAGGAGAGAATATTCCTGCTTTTTCCAATCCTGCTTGACGCATTATCTTGATCTTTTCTTTTAGATTGGCGGCTGCTTCCAAAGCAGCGTCATGGTCCCCATCATAGAGGATGGCGGCGACTTTGTCAACCTCTCTTTCAATACCGGACGCTTTCTTCTTCGCGGTCTTCTTGTCAATGAAAGGCTTGACTTTGTTTGGTTTTACAAGCCACTTATCATCTTTTAGAGAGTATACACCCGTTGAAACGTGTGGCTCGCTTTCATCTTGAACGTAAAGTTCGACTTCGTGTCCCTTCACTTTTATGTCGTGGGTTTTATTCCAGTTAGAACGAACAGCATCAAAGAAGCGCTTGACCAACTCTTCGTTGTCATTTACTTCCTTGAAGTCAATAATGATATGCAAATCAATATCAGAGAACTTTGACCAGTTGTAGTTCGCCAAAGATCCAGTCATAATAATATCTTTGATCTCGGCATCTAAATCAAGTCGCTCTATAAACTCATCAACAATATCCATTAGAGCTGCTTTGACGCCTGGACGGATTTTCTCATCACCATCCCAAATCTTTTGTTGAAGATCGGGTTGCATTTCAAATGTAGCAAGATCGCTCTCATCACCGATAGTAACAAGTATATCCTCACGCAAACGATTGAAGCGACTAAGGTCTTTCTCTTTGTATCGCGACTTGTGTTTGGCTGGCGGGGCAGTAGAAATATCAACCAACTTGTTTAGATCTTGTAGTTCCTTTGTTGTTGATTTGTTTTTCTTACGATAAACCTGAGCAAGATGCTCGTTCTCTTCTGGCTTGGCTGCTCGATCTCTCGGCATTACAGTATAATATTGATCTATATCAAACACCAACATTTCGCCTTGAACGTCATCGCGTTGAGTATCGTAAAACTTCCAAACTGCTGACGCATCATCAGAGATAGATTTGGTATCTGGTTTTAGTCCTGCTTTGCCTACTGTTTCAAGGGCAACATCATATAATAATGGACCATAACCGTCAGCAGCCTTGATAGACTCTACAACGTAGTTTCCCTCGTAAGGAAAGTCTCTACCCAACTGAATAGATAAAACGCCGTAGACGCCAACACCGCGCTCCATACGATCTAAATCGCCGGCTTTCAAAGGAGAACGCAGATCCTCTTGTAGCGCATAGTAAATTCTGTAATAGTTTGGCGCTTTCTGTTTATCAACAACGACAACAATATCTTCTGGAAGATCTGCTGCTGTCTTCATTGCTTCGTCAAGGAGTGCCTCTTCTAAACCACCAGGGGCTCCAGGGGGTGCGGATTTGAAGTCAGGCGAGTCACTTACGTTTTTGTAGCCGCCTTTCTTTTGCGGCCCCTTGGAAGTGAGATCCTTGAAGTCCTTTTTGAGGTCAGCTATATGCTCTGAGGACTGCCAGTATTCGCCCTCATTGACTTTCTGAACTCTCTTGGTGTATGACCCTGGTCCGTAGAAAGCTTTCTTTCTCTGCTTTGGCTTACGCTCCTTGTAGCGAAGAACTGAAACACCTTTAAGTCTCGCGATCTGCTTTACGACACGCTTCATCATTAGTTCTTTGGATGTATCGCGAGGTCTGCGAACGTGAACCTTGAGCGTGGAAAGATAAGTGTTGCCTAAATCCTTCTGAACACCACCCTTTTCCTTTTCAATAAGAGTAACGGTTAGAACCTCTGGTAGTGCGCGAATATCATTTTTAGTTTCATCGCGGGAACCACCACGGTTCTTATCCATTGAGATTAGAACTGTAAAGTTGAATGTATCTTGGAAGTAAGAAGGATCTTTTGCTTCCTCGATGAACTCTTTAAATGTTTGTAGTTGCCTTTTCATCTATATAAATAGTTCCCCATACTCAATAAGGGAGCGTGTTTCTTCTGGACATAAAACTTGATACCATTGAGAACCTTCAATAGTTTCCAAACGTTGTGCGAGAGGCCAATCATTTCCACCGGGGATATTCTTGTCTCCAACAAAAATCATTTCAACATCGTCGCCGTGAAGTTCTCTTATCTTTTCAATCACTTGACCTTTGTTCTTGCCTTTGGGATAAATATCCACAGAGATTGAGCCACCGATAGAAACTTCTAACTCTGGGTATGACTCATTGATATAAGCAACAATGTCTTCTCGTTCAAGGGATCTCTTATCCCAACGCTCGTAAGCCTTGCGCATATTTTGATTTGCATTTCGTCCAACGGTAGAGAAGTTTATCATCCCTGGTCTTCGCTCGATGTGATTGCCTTTCTTTGAACGCCATTGAGAGTTGTACAAGTAAAGTTCTAAATCAGAAATAAACTCATCGCCAGGATCAAACACATTACTGTATATAACCTTGCCTTCCTGTCTAAACACATTGCCCGAGCAAGTAAAGACACCCAAACAAGTGTCGATAAGATGTTGTCCTAACTGTTCAGTTGTTTTGGATATGTCGGAACCTGTAACCAAATAAACTTTCTTGTTCTTGGTTAGGATCCACTCAAGTAAAACTTCTTCTGTTTCTGATTCTATTTTTAGTCTCGGCTCTGTTAGAGTGCCGTCAACATCGAAAAGGAAAACTCTATCAGGCATCGCCTTGAGCTTTCGTGTTTCTCAAAAGGATCTCTGCGATCTCTCTGTTATACTCTTCATTGTTCTTGGAGAGGGCTTGATCCATTTCTCTTTGTTCATCCAACATTTGCCAGAGAGACTCGTTTTCGTCTGCAATCTTCTCTAACTTTTCTAACCTTGCATTGATATCGTCTAATGAACTTTCAAAATGGTCTAGTGCGCTTCTCAGATCACTTTCAATATCGTCTAGTCGTTCTAGCACGGTGTCGTATGATGTTTGGGGTCGGAATAGGTTCCGTATTAAAGATAACATTGATTAACTCCTGTCTAGTAACTATACCAGACTTTCTGTTATAAATCAACTCCAACAGTCTTTTTTGTGCATCTAAACTTAATGGAAACGGATAAGTCTCAAACTGTCCCGGTGCTATCTCTATTGTTTCTAGCTGTTCTTCTATATTATTCGGCACTGTCGTCGTCGTCCCCAGTATAATGCGGGTCAATCACATATCCAATCTCTATTAATGAACCCTCATTGGGGGTAACTAGGAACTCAACTTTGTTAAGGATAGGATTATAAACCCATTCGGCTGGATCCATCAACTGACCATCTTCAAATACTCTCACTGTATCCGGCACAGGTATGTAAGTAAGTGGCCACTCTTCGTATGGCTCAATCTGCGTTGAAGCTTCGGCAACACCGGGTGCCCAATCTTCTTCACAAAAATCAACTACAACACCATTGAAAGCGTTTGTTGCATCAATGTAACGATGACCAACATCTATTGTGTTTACAGTATAGCCACATTCGTTTTCAGTTTCGTGAACATTTACAATGCTCGCGATATAAACCGATTGTCTAACAATTGTTGCCCAGTTGATAAAGTCGTCCAAACCTGATTGATCAGATGTAAAGTATTCTTGACTTTGTTCTTCTTCATCGCTTACAAAGACTATCAACAAAGCAGCATCATCACGCAACCAAGTTTGGTTATATTCGTTTTCTTCTATGTAAGCATAGATCGAATCGAAACCACCTTCTCTTGCATTGTTGCCGGAAGCGCTATAAGCATCCCAAGCATCTTGTATATCATCGCCAGGAACCAAAGGAAAGTCGGTTGCCGAAATGGAATCAGTATAACCTGTGGACGTGATACCCAATCTCCACCCAGTTGGTGGAAGAGAGTTCATCATTTGTTCAATGCCTGATACGATTGCTGGGACATCATCTGCCATAGAGCAGGACTTATCTATAAGCCAAACAATATCAACACCATTTACAGAGTAAGGTTGTTCAAATGAATCAACCCAAACATCACCATAAATGTATTCTGGATCGCTTGGAACTTCAACTTCAACGTATACAGTTTCGCCTGGGTTCTGACTGACGATTGTGTAGTCTCCTTCACAAGCCGTCGTGGTTATAACCAAGAGAAGCAAGAGAAGGAGATTACGCATCATCTTAATCTCTCAACCCGCCTCTTCTAGGTGATGAAGCACCTGGGAAGGTTTTCCACAATGCTGGTTTGACTGGAACCTCGGACGATAAGATTTTAGATTTTAGAACTTCTTGATCGATGCGAGTTATTGGAGCAACCCAAACAATCTCCTCGATTGGTATTCTATAACCTCCTCCAAATCTGCCCATATCAATAGCTGATACACAGCCAACATATCTTCCTTGATCGTCAAAGACGCCGGATCCAGAAGATCCAAACCAACCAAACATATTGGCAACAATCATATTGTATTCCAAGGCTGCTACATAGCCGCGAATAGTAAGAAGATCGTGGTGTGATGGAAAGCCTGTGTAAGTAAGTTTTGTGCCAACAAGAGTTTCATTATATCTCAACTGTGGTTTATAACGAACAGCAGTTCTTGTTTCCATTTCTGGAACAACCAAGAAAGCAAGATCAACGTCGTGATCTACATAAACAACCTTGCCTATGACCGCCTCATCTCCGCGACCTTCTATAAGCATAGTGCTCTCATTGCGAACAACGTGAGCGGCAGTCGCGACGATGCGACGGCCATAGGCGACCATGTAAGTTCCAGAACCGTGACCACCCAGCAAGATAGATTTTACCTTGACTGAGGCTTGTCTGGTTCTTTTCTCAACTAATGAAAGATTTGCAGCATCAACGATTTCCAGAACCGCTCCAAGAGAGTTCTGAACTTCTATTTTCTGTTGTGCTTGGGGTGCTTGTTGGTTTGAGTTATCTTTTGGTAAGTCAGGTCCTGCGCAACTTAACAAGAGTAAAGAAGCTGTTATAATAAAGTTTTTAATCCACCTAGACACGAATAATCCCTCCGTGATAGGTTAATAGATCACTACTTCACTGTATATTTACCTGCAAACTCCTTACGGGATGCTATATCTTGCATACAACCTGAGTCCTTTCTAACCCGTTTATGTCTATTAGTAACTATGATGCTTGTGACCATTAGAGGAAAATTATTTTATTATTTTTGCCCAACGGTCAAACGTGCTAATTTTCGCGTGCTCTGTTAGTTCGTCCTTGTGTCTATTCGCGAACTCATCAATACCCTCTCTAAGCACATCCGGATTTTGTTCTTGTAAATAATCATACATCTCACCAAAGCCGGGACCGGTTTCCTCTTCCATATAACCTGTCACTGGCTTGCCCTCTTCGGTTTGTATGTTCTTTATAAACCAAGAAATATAAGGCCAGTATTTCTTTACAGGCGCGGCGTTTCCTTTACCTTTGATTTGATAGATGATACCGGGCGCAGTCAATTCTATTGTAACGTGAGGATCGGGATCTTTTTTGGTTCCCGATGGAGAACGCAAAGAGTAAAGGTTGCCGCCAGCCATTCCTCTACCACAGTGACCCATCTTTTGTCCTTCAATAGTGCAGGCTTCAGATCTGATATCATACCAGTAATAACCATCTTTGAACTTATGAACTACGTTCTGCGGATCTTCTGGCTCTCTTTCTAATAGCCTTTTAGCCTGTATAGCTGCGGTGATCAGCTTCCTTTTATCAGGAATGAGACTCACAAACTTTGATATTGATTCGTAATCATCCGGGTCCTCTACAACAGCCTTTATAATGGGCTCTAATTGAGGCATTACAAATTTTTCTGCCCACTTAACCATAGCATCAACAAAAACCTTATCTGATGCTTCTGCTTTTTCTGTTAGTCCCGCTTTTTTAAGTTTCTTGACGTATCTCTTTCTATAACGATTTGTATCTAAAATATTTTCAAGCCGGGGATTATCCGGGTTGTTTCCTGTGGTTCCTGCTACCAAAGGATGAATAAAATCTCTATCCATTTCCTTACGAAAAGCTTCATCCTCGGCGGTCCTTTCAGAGCGAGGCTTCCTGCGATCATAAAGAATAGCTTGTAAATCTGATATTGCGGGGTTACTTCTAAACTTGTTATCACCATCTGACGGGTTCATCCAATCAATGATAAGGGGCGTAGCATACGAGTAACTACGAGCCATAGTTCCAAGTGAAGTTAAAATCTTTTCTGAAACCGGACCTAACTCGTTGCTTAGATCTCGGATCATAGCAACTACTTCAAGAGGCAAGCCGGTTTGTTCGATTGCCTCTTGAAGTAGAAACTGTTTCCATTGATTGGTTCGACGTAAATACATCAACTATAAATAGTGTTGAATGTTACTTTCCGCTTGTTCTCGGAGCCTTCGGAACATTTGTGATGCGACGGTAATCGTCTTCTAACCTTACAACGTCAGAAATCTCTGATGTGCTAACCTCAATCAATCGAACATCTGTCTCTTCCGCGCAGAAGCGGTGGATAGTTCCAGGGAGAACGTGGAAGATTTCGCCTGGACCCATAATATGTCTCTTGATATCGCCACCTACTTCTGTGGGTCCTTCCTCGCAGACCAAGGTTCCTTCAAGAACCATAATCGTTTCTTCTTTTACATTGTGATACTGTCGGGATAAGCGATGCCCTTTCTTAATCACCAAAATCTTTCCCGCATAACGAGAAGACTGTGCCCAAATCTCTTCGTGACCCCAGGGCTTATCAATAATATCTGCTTTTCTTCGCATTTCTTAACCTTTCAAAAGTTGCGATCTGTTGTTTGTTAGTCGAGTTGCAACATCGCTTGGATCTCCAAGAACAATATGCGTTGTTGATCTGCCACCCTCATTGACTACAACCGTAGTGAACCTATGTGCTTGATCTAAACCAAGACCAATCTTTCCTTCTCTCAATAGTGTATCATAACCTTGATGCGGACGAACATTAACTACATACTTTTCATTAATCCAAACTTCGCCCAACTCAAACTGTGGTGTCGCTACTCTCTCCATACGAGGGTTCTTATCAGTCTTATTTATGACCTCTACAAAACGTATCATCTACAACTCCTTTAAGGTAAAAACGTCTTCTTCTCTAACAGACCATTCTTTGCCGTTCCATATAATCTGGACATATCCTTCTGCCCAATCTACTCCACTAACCAGTGCTACCTTTGGCTCATCTAAACGTATTGTATCCCAAGGTATGGGTGTTTGTCTACTGTTGGGACTGAAACATAACAAACGACTAGCTTGGGGGATATGAACCAAGTCCCCAACTTTACTCTTTCTCATTAGTCAGCACCGTAATATCTTTCACTCTCCACGGCTGGGGTTTTCACTTCTTCTCTCTGTGAAATACGGTACTTGTCGTATCCTCTTATAATGTCCTCAACCTCAAGCAAACGAGTATCAACAGAAAGTAATGCCTTTCTAAAGTCCTCAATCATATCCAATACTTTGCTTGTATTTGGAGTATCTTCTTCATTACGAAGCTCTTCCTGAATCGCCTTGAACATATTGATGCAATGACCTACATCGTCCTGAGACAATCCAAGGATCTTTGCTGCCTCTCTTAGAATGTCTTCTTCTTCAACTGTGTAAGATAACTTAACTCTCATTTTTGATCTCCTATTATGGGAACAGAACTGTCCAAATAGTTTTGACTAACAAACCAGCGACAGAACCGCCAACAAGCCACATAACCTTTGAGTTGGCTGCTTTCCAAGTTTCAAGTTGGATAATGCGAATATCCAACTCTTTTAATCTTGCATACAAGCCAGAGTCCGGGTTGTAGACTGCCTCCTTGATCTTGCTTACATTCTCCGCTAATTCCTCTTGCTTGTCAAGCATAGTTTGAATTTTGCCTGACAGCTCAACCAACATTAAAGTTAGTTTCTGCTGCTCGTCGTCAGTCATCATTTTATCACACCTCCGGTCTCCACTAAATAGGGTTATACCTCCACAATAGCGTGAGAAGTTGTGATTAATGTTCCAGCAGCAGAAGCAGCATTTTGAAGGGCAGTTCGCGTTACCTTGACCGGATCAATAACGCCTTCCTCCAACATATCGACCATTTCGTCTGTTCGGAAGTTGTAACCTAGATTGCCTTCGGCTTCCTCTACCTTGGCCAGAACCAAGTCAGGGGACAACCCACAGTTCTGGGCCATTTGACGTAGCGGAGCTTTTACAGCATCGCGGACGATTTCAATACCAAACATTTGATCTTCGTTCTCTGCCTCAAGCATTAGAAGATTGCTGGATACACGAACCAAAGCAACACCACCACCAGGGACAATACCTTCTTGCTGTGCTGACTTGACTGCTTCAAGCGCATCCTCAATGCGATGCTTCTTTTCAATCATCTCTACTTCTGTTGCTGCACCAACCTTGATGACTGCAACTCCAGAAGCCAACTTTGTAATGCGTTCTTGGATCTTATCGCACTCGCGCATATCATCTGTTTGTAGAAGTTCAGTCTTGAGAAGCTCAATGCGACGATCAATCTCCTCAAAGTCTCCCTTGCCGCCAATAACAGTTGTTCCGATCTTTGTGATATCAACCGATCGGCACTGACCAAAGTGTTGAAGCTTGATATCCTTTAGACGCACTGTGCCGTCCGTAGAGATGAACTCGGCACCTGTTGAGAGTGCTAGGTCGGATAGAATGTTCCGACGCCTCTCACCGTAGAAGGGAGCCTTTACAGCAGCAATCTTCATTGAGCCGCGAACTGTATTCATAATCAAAGCCGCGAGAGCCTGACCTTCAATCTCTTCGGCAACAATAACAAGCGGACGACCATCGCGAGATATAATCTCCAACGCTGGAAGAATCTGATCCACTGAATCAATCCGATTGTCAGTTACAAGAAGAAGCGGAGAATCATAATGAACAGCGCCTCGACGCTCATCAGTCACAAAAGCAGACGCAGCATATCCAGCTTCTACTCGGAAACCTTCAATAACATCCAACGAAGTCTCAACTGACTTTGCATCCTCGATTGTAATAGATCCGTCCTTGCCTGCCTTATCAACAGCAGTCGCAATCAACTTGCCGATAGTTCTGTCATTGTTGGCCGAGATGGTTGCGATGTTCTCTACATCGTCAAGAGTTTCGATATACTGTGCGTTCTTTTGTAGTTCTCCGACCAAGGCATCCACAGCCAAGTCAATGCCTCGCTTCAACTCAACAGGAGAAGCGCCAGCAGTAATGTATCGCTGAGCCTTGTTGAGGATAGCGCGAGAAAGGACGGTTGCCGTTGTGGTTCCGTCACCAGCCATTGTGTTGGTTTGAGAGGTTGCCTGCTTTAGAATCTGTGCGGCAGCGTTCTCAAACTCATCATCCAAATGAACAAATGCAGAGACAGTTACACCGTCCTTTGTGATGATAGGATCTTTTCCTTTTTGATGTAGGATAACATTGCGACCCTTCGGTCCTAAAGTTGCCGCAACATTGTCGGCAAGCTTGTTAACACCGTCCAGAACCTTTTGGCTGAGGCTCTGTCGGTCTTCAAATACACACTTGGGCATTGAGAAACCTCTCTTTCTATCTTGGTATTATAGCATACCTATTGTGTGTGTCAAGTATTATTTTTCTTTTTCAATTCTCTGGACGGCGTCATCAGTAGCATTTCTGAGATCAAAAGCATCTCCAATTGCTTTCTGGCCGTAAGAGCGAGAAGAACCACCCTCGTCTGTGACTCCCAAAAAATACCTATTTACATTGTCCGTGAATGTTTGCAGATAACCGTATACTGGCTGAATCGTAGCCATCAGCAGCTCAGCATAGTTTTCCCAAACTTTCTTAAGGTTGCCCTCGCCCAATGGAAGTGGGGGACCCAATTCCTTAAACGATGCAATCTTTTCAGCCTGTCTTGGGGTGAACTCAAACTGTAGCGATTTCTTATAAGCATTTGTGTCTTCCAGAGCGGCGAGAATCTCATTGCGATCCCCGCCAGCAATTGCATCCTGAACAGCGTTGAACTGTCGTGCAGAACCAAACAATTTTTTGAGCTTGGGGCTTCCTGCAAAGCTCTGCTCAGCATATTGTACCTTAAAAGGCGCTAGCTGATTTAACTGCTCATCTTCTAAGGCTAGTAGATTATCGAACTCTTCTGGCTTAATACTAGCTTTGCGTCCGAGTCTCTTCCCAAGTTTCACCTGATAGATCCGATCCCCATACTTATTTAGGGCATTTTTTAGTTTACGCGGAGTGTCAATAGTTGCTTCCTTTTTCTTGAACTTAGCGAATGGCTTATAAAATACTTCTAGGAAATCAGGCAAAGTAATTGTAAATTCACCGAACTGAAGACCTCCGTCTGATGTACGTCGAGCATCAAGATAAACAACATGATCCAGTGTTTTGAAGTGGTTCACGAGGTTTTGGAATGACCCCTTAACAGCTGTCTTGTCCCCCAGCAGCTTAAGAGAATAGTGGCGGTCTCCCAAGATAACATCTGTAATTGGCTTACCAGACGCATCCATACCTTCAATCTCCTCGGGTGATGTAATCTGCACTGATTTACCACCAAATAACCCAGCCAAGAAGCCTTCAAAAATAAAGCCCGCTGCGGATTCGGTAAACTCTCGCGTGCCGATCGGTCCAGCAAGGTTGCTTAAAATCTCTACTGCAATAAGAGTAGACAAAATTTCACCGATCGATGCATCTTTCGAGCCTCCTAGAACAGATCGAAGTGATTCTAACTTTTCTTCTACTGTATTGCCCGCTACATTCTTCATGTAAGCCTCAATACGATCACGATCTTCGTTATCTAGCACACCCCAGTTCTCTGTGAGTTTGATCGTAGGTAACTTAATATCAATCTTTTCGCTTGACTCCGGCTTTCCGGCTCTTTCAGTCAAGAAGTTAAAAACCTCATTAATAAGGCTTTCAGTCTCATCTTTTTTGGAGTAGAAACTCTCCACCAGTGTATCAATATTCATTGTAAATCCTCGGGAACTAATATTAATTAGATGATTTCGTCGGCAAGACCCATTTCAATTGCTTCCTGCGCAGAGAAATATTCATCTGTGTTCTTTGAGAACATATTGTGGATCTCGCCCACAGATAACTTTGAGTTCTCAGCGATAACTTGAACCATCTGATCTTCCATTAAACGCATCTCATCGTGGCTTGCCTTCATATCAGCGGTAGTGCCCATATTGCCTGCGGAGCAACGATGCATCATAATGCGAGCATTGCGAGTAATAAAGCGCTTTCCTCTTGTGCCCGAAGCCAATATTGGAACGCCGGCTGAAAAGATCTTTCCGGTTCCCAATGTTGAAATATCTCGGCGTCTCTTTACAATACTCATCATATCAATAATGCCGAACATTTCATAAACAGCACCTCCACCAGTTGAGATAAGAAAGTGAAGATCCTCTGGCTTCTCTTCTCCTTCCTCTACGGGATTAGGGAAAATGGAACCTCCGTTTAGTTGCAGAAGTCCGTGATAAATCTCTTGGGCTGCTTCCTCGTCTATGTCTCCAACCAAACCAATAGTATTTGGTTGCGGACCTTCCGGACCACCAGCCATCGCCGCCATAACCATAGCAGCCTGATGCTCACTGACCTCCTCTTCTTCCTCATTTGTTTGAGTGTCGTTGTTGAAAATAACCATTGTTTTCCTATTCTCCCTTAAGGGTGTTGTTTAAGAACTTTGTAGCACTGTCCCAATCGTGGAACGGTAGCATCGTTTTGAAGTGTCGTGGGGATCTGTTCACTATGGAGATGATAGCATTGTCCTTCCAGTTTGTCAAGAACTGGTCGTCAACTTTTTGAAACTGACGAATCTGCTCCTTCGTAAAACCAGACTCGCGCATCTGCTTTAACTTTAACTCTTGAAGGAAAGAAATATCTTCCACCATCTTTGTTAGCATCCAGATAATAGAGATAACTGAACCTTGGACTATTCTCCAAGTATGAACAATCTCAAAGAACCGAGACAAAAACATACTCGCAAAAGCCCCGGCAAAGAAAGCCATCACACAGAGGATGGTTAAATCATTTGTTGTTAGTTCTAGCATTGTTTATCCAAATAAAAAAGACTGTGAGGGTTGCTCACAGTCTTTAATATACGTTAGGAGTTTGGATTTGTCAACTTATTTCTTTGCGCTAAGAGCCTCCATAAGAATTCTCTTTGCTACTCGCTTTGTGATAGACTCCATTAGAGCCTCGTCATCACCCATCTCATCAGCATCTTCTGGCTCATCAGCCATATCATCCATAGCGTCGGCTGGCTCTTCGTCAGCAACTTCATCAGCTACCTCATCAGAATCAATCTCAACTTCCTCACCCATTGCGTCCTCAAGGGCACGCTCAAGAGCAGAAAGGAAATCATCAACAGAAACCATCTTGCCTGCATCTGCGGCTGGGGCCTCTACTGGTGCCTCTACTGGTGCCTCTACCTCGGCATCCATCTCCATCTCGTCTCCGGCAGCATCTTCCATTTCAGCTGCATCTACTTCCATCTCTTCCTCTTCCTCAAGGCGATCAGCTGGTCCACGACCTCTGCCGTGACCTCTTCGTGCGTCCTGTAAACCACCACCGGCAGCGTCGGCACGAACCTCGTCCATCTCGTCTTTGTCGCCGCGCATCTCATCTAACTCGTCCTCGGCGCGCATCTTCATATCGCCGCGCTCTTCAAGCTCCTCGGCGCTCTCTGTGAGACCCTCAACAAAGCCTGGGGTCAAAGGCTCTAGCTTAGCTAGCTTCATAAAAGAACGAATCTGTGACTCGTTTAAAAGTGTTTTCTTGGACATTCTGCAAAACTCCTAACAATTATTCGCGAATATGCTGTTTTAAATAGTATTTTCTTCTGACAACGTCTTTTTTAATTTAAGCAGTGCCTCGTCAACTATCTGCTTTGCTCTCACAACGCTTATACCGTGGCGATCCCCGATCTGTTGTAAGGTCATTTCACCGTGTTTATAAACTGCTATGTCGGTGCAGTTCAAATCATCTTCATAATCTAAATGAAGTCTACACTCACTTTGAGTGCAAGGTATTTGATGCATATAACATCTTTTAGAACATTCTCTCATAACTCTGGTAAATCCTCTTCTAATATATCAAATATGTTCTCGATATCTTCTTCTGTTAGCGCAAGTTCTTGTAACATTTTCTCGCCATCCTCACGCAGCTTGCGAGATTTCGTAACACGCTTCTTTGACTGAACCTTCTTGTTTATTCTGTAATCGTCAAGAAACTCCATAAAAAGCTTGTCTTGTGATAGATAAGATTCAACACAGTATCGAAAGAACTCGCTTTGTGTTTTGATCTCATCGTAGAACAATCTAATCTTTAGGTTCTCGTGAAGTTTTGAGTCCAACGAGAACGATAAGATAGAGTGTCCTTTTGGGTATGACCTATTCATCTTAGGATGTGTGTTCCACTTTCAGTTTGGCCGCTCACAGTCTGGCGAATAAACTTTGCTTTTGCTTGTAGTTCTGTAATGGTTCGTGCTCCGGAGTAGGATAGTCCAGAACGAATACCTCTTTCCAAATCATCTAAAATATCCACCACCGTTCCCTTATACGGAACGGTTGTAGCGATACCCTCCAAAGATGCTGTCTTGCCTCTCCAAGACATTTGAGCGTCCTTTGAAGCCATTCCTCTGTAAGCCTTTTGCTTGCTTCCATCGCGGCCAACCAAAATATCACCTGGGGCTTCTGTTGTTCCCGCGAGCAAAGATCCCAACATTACAAAGTCAGCACCGGCAGCAAGAGCCTTTACAATATCACCCGAGTTGCGAATGCCTCCGTCTGCAATAATAGGAACTGTTCCAGCGAAATGAGACCTATTACAATCGAATATTGTTTGTAAGCCAGGGACACCGTGTCCTGTTTGAATACGTGTAGAACAGATTGAGCCGCCGCCTATGTTGCAACGAACACTATCCGCGCCCCAAGTAGCTAAATCTTCATACCCTTCAAGTGTCGCAACATTTCCAGCCATTATATGAACATCATCGCCAACCATCTGCTTTAGCAGTTTTAGAGCCTGCTTCATTAGAGAATGATGACCGTGCGCTACATCAACACAGATTACATCTGCGCCTGCCTCATAACAACCATATGCTCTTTCAAGAAAGTCGCCAGATGTTCCGACTGCGGCACCAACCAATGAGTTTCCTCTACTGGCTTCCGCCACCATTCTTACTTGATCTTCAATATCATTGTATCTGTGAATAATCGCAATGGCTCCCTTTGCGTCCATTGCTTTCGCCATAGCCACCTCTGAAACTGTATCCATTGGTGAAGCGATGATCGGAAGATTACAATCAATAAACCCAAGTTTAGAGTTTAGACTAACTTCTTTTCTTGATTCAATATCCGAATACTGCGGGACAAGCAATACATCGTTATAAGCTAATCCTTCTCTCATTCTATGTTCTCCAATACTTCGTTTATTTTACCCCAACAATCGGGACAAGTCAAGCGCACCCTATCTTCTACTACGGATACTTGCCAAGTTTTGACTGTCTCGTGCGTTCTTTCAAACTCTGTTTTGCAAACGCAACATTCTTTGGGGTGATCAAGGAAAGCGGCAGTTTGCTTTTCAAGCCTTTCCTTTGCTTCCTTACGTTCTTGTTTTCTTTTACCCGGAACGTGTTTTCTTATCTTTTTCATTGATCTTCAAAAACTCTCTGTATTGTTCATTTAGATTATCATAGTATTTTGTTTTGCGCAAGGACTTATGTGCATCATTTAGCACTTTTCTGTGCGCAATATTTATCAAAAAGTAAGGCGCTTTTGCTCTCGGATTGAAGCCATCTATACCCACCTCATCATTAGGATTGAAACAGATATTCTTGTAATCTTCAAGACCAAGTCTCTTCAAAATCTTATTGATAAAGATCTGAAAAGGCTTTGTGTCCTCGGGACCTAACTCATGCGGCAAAGCAATGATCGCACTATCATAATCAGATTGAGCGAACTCTTCCAACAAATCTCTTATACCTTTGTCGTCTTCGCCAAGCATAGCAATCATCAACTTATTGTTCACCAACTCTGGCGCAGCAAAAGGACACACAGCCATACCGCTGAACTCTGATCTCTTTTCATTCAGAACGTCATTGATGTAATCAGTTATTTGTTTTTTGTATGAACTGGACATATCGGCTCAAATACCACTCTGCTTTCTTCAAATCCTCAATACTGTTCTCTGACTTCTTCCCGGCTCTTGAAATGTATTTCACAACATTACCAAGATGAAAATTAAGATCCCAAGCCTCAATAACTTTGATTGCTTCATATGGATTGCTTTCGCCGCCATAATGGTCTGGGTGGTTTACTTTTTCAGTCATTTGTCCCCCAATCACAATCACAGGGATCGCACTCACAATAAGGGCATTGCTCACTCATTCTTCGTTCTCCAAAATAAGCCTATGACGGAAATGCCAACTAATGCCGTCGTTCCACTGAACTTCTACGCATCGTGTAAAAACATTTGGTTCAGGCTCTTCTTCAATGCTCTTGATTACTCCTGCGGCTCCACTTTCAGCCAAGATTTGATCTCCGGTAGAGCCGTGGAAATGAGCAAGACGAACTTTATCACCGACTTTCATTCTGCGCATCCTCCTCAGCAAGTTCCGCCTTCCAGCGACGAATACCAAAGTATGCTGATGAAAAGATTGTTACAGCATAAATCCCAATAAGTCCCGCTGTAACAGGGTTGGGGGCAATATAAATAGATATAAGAGCCATCAATCCAGATAACTTACCTACGACGAATAAAGCCCAAGGCAACATCGCGTCAAATGAATAGTCAAAGTTCTCAAAAGCGCTTTCTGCTGTATCAGTGGTCATTTCTAATCCTTCTGTAAGCCCCAACTGTTTCAGGGTATAAATCGGTCGCAATCTCCAAGCAGGCTTCCGCGACCTTTCTGATCTCCCATTGTGCTCCTTCGTGTGTGCGAAGGTCGATAAACTTCAAAAGGTTTGAAAGATTGACTGTGCCGTAGTATTCGGTGTAAAGGTTCTGTGGTAGAACTCCACGGGCTTGTTCACGGCAAACGCCTGCTTCGATAAGTTGTTCAAATAAAACAAGGGAGTCTGCATTATGTGCTGCAACAAATTCAGCGGCGGTTATTGGATGAATCCATTCGCCAAACTTTGGATGGCTTTCATCTTCTGAGTTCATTATAGGATTGATCAACTCTTCGGCGTTTGATGCTTGTCGGTTTGTTTTATGTTGTGTTCTGAAAGCCTTTGGCTCATAGAACTGAATATTCACATCTGTGTACCTTCTTGAAATCTCGTTATAAGACCAAGTGCGATGACGATGATGTTGCGAACGAACATAAAGTGGGACAGTAAATCTAAAAGTTATAAGATTGTGCTCCAAAGTTGAGGTATGACGATGCTTGATAAGATAGTTGATCAACTTTCTATCTTTATCATCCAACTCATCCTTCTCAACCCCGAAACTAACGCGGGCCGCATTAGTAACGGCAAGGTCGGATCCCATATGCGAAACATAATCAACCTTTCCAATACCATCTTCATACAACTCAATAGACTTACTGTATCCCACTTTGTACTCCTTTATACGATCGCGTCAATAACGCCCAGCTTTAGTGCCTCTTCGGCAGACATATACCAATCAACCTTGTTTTTGAGAACATCAGCCAACTTCTTCTTCGAGATGTTGGTTTTGTCCAAGGTAATCTCCTCAATCAACTTTTGAAGACGCTTTGTTTCTTGTAGAGCCTCTTCCATATCTTGAACCTTACCATAGAACCCAGTGGAAACCTGATGGTAAAGCGGGGTTGATAATCTGTAACCAAACCTCTCGTGCCCTGAAATCAAAATCATAAAGCCACAAGACATAGCAGCACCAGTTACAATCGTATGGATTGGTGTTTCAGACTTCTCCATAACCCCAAGCAATCCAAAGCATTGGTATACGGCGCCGCCATAAGAGTCAATGTAAATCTGAATAGGCTGCGGAGTGTAATCCAATCCGTGGACAGCATATAACTTCTTTAGCAGCGCATCATCGGCATTGATATCAATAATGCTCTTTGTTAGCTTGTTCATTGACTCCTGTGTAACCTGTTCAGGCAGGTATAAACAACGATCCTTTGGTAGTGGTAATAAGGACGGCATTACTGACCTGTGCTTCCTAGGGCACCATCGCCCCGGTTAGAAATGGTAATCGGATGCCAATCGTAAATGTTCGGATCCTCAGACGCCACAAAGCGAGCGTGAACAACCGGAACAATAACAGCCTGCGCTACCTTGTCACCGGGCTCAATAGTCTGCCAGTGCTGACCAATGTTGTGAAGATTAACAAAAACCTCACCATCATAGCCAGAGTCCACAACACAAGCACCAACCAGAAGCTGACGCTTTGCAGCCATACTAGATCGGTTCTTGATCTCCATCATATAACCGTGAGGAATAGCAAACCGCAAACCAGTGGGAACAAGCTTGCTCTCTCCCGGCTCAATGCGTAGGGCAGTAACAGAAGAATCTGCTGGGGACCAACGCAAATCCAAACCTGCATCTGACGGATTAGATCGCGTCGGAGGGTGAACATTATCGTGAATCATATGGTACTGTAAAATCATCTTAAATCCTTTCTGGTGATTCTGAAAAGACAACATTAATATTTGTGTTGTCGTTGAGTAGTCGTCTGATGTATTGCTTCCAAGCTACTTCTGAACCCAACTTGAGCATAATAGCATTGTTGTCTGAAGAACGCAAGTTCCACTCTCCAACTTCTCGAAGAATATCTACTTTGTTGATAATCACATCTGTAACACCATTAATATCAACTGCCTTCTTTAGATCCCGAACATTAAGCCAGTTACACTGACGAGGACGACCAGTTGTCGCACCAAATTCGTTTCCTAAACTTTGCAGCAAATCAAATACTCTCCCTTCGCCGTGAAAGTTCTTTGCTCCTACATAAGTATCGTAAGCCTTGGTGATACCGTAAACCCTTCGGACAGCCTGCGGCGGGATGCCGTTTAGAAGCGCCCCAGCGGTCGTACAGTGGCTTGAAGTAACATAAGGGTAGTCTCCCCAGTCAATGTCCAATCCAAAGCCTTGTGCGCCCTCACAGAGGATCACAACCTCTTCGTCTGTCTCGTAAAGTTCCCGATACATATCAATAAGATAAGGAGTTCCCACAAGAGCCTCTGAGGCCAAGGTTCCTTGACGATCATACTTATCGCGATAAGCAGGACCATTACCTCGCTTTGTAGTTCCGATAGTTGTATCCTTACCATCCTCTTCTAAATGCGCATCAGTAATGATGTGAGCATTGTTTGCGATAAAGATTAGTCCATCTGTGTTGACCCCGCCCTGATGGAGCATTTGAATCTCTCGATTGAACTGATCTATATTTACAACGCATCCATTACCGATGATGGACCGCACACCAAAGAATACACCCGCAGGAATATGATGCGTTACGAACTTTACGCCTTCGTGGTAAATGGTGTGACCTGCATTGCAACCGCCATTGAAGCGAATGCAATGCGTGTAATCTCCATTCTTCAAAAGGTGATGTGTTACTTTTCCTTTGCCTTCATCACCAAAAGACAAACCTACTACGATATCAGCTAACATTTTTATCCTAACAATCTTAAGTTACGCTTGATTGAGCGAGTTGAAAAGCCCCAGGCGGGGTCATAATCCAACTTGCCCATGTAAGGACGGTTCAGATGAATCCTGTCCTTGCCTTCAACAATACCCCAACAACGGAAGCGTGTCAAGACGGAATTCGAATCAATAACCTCTACAATCCAATAAGGCTTTCCTTTCTTTGTTTTCTTGCGAATAATCTCGCGTGGAATAAACCATACAAGTCCCAACTCTGGATCGTAATCTGAAATCGCCGGAATGTAATATTCATCCAACTTTTGTCGAACCTCCGGAGTTACGACTAGAGACATAGGGAAAATACCTGTGATTGTTGTTAGGTTCTCGATTTCTTCTTCTGGAGTGAAGTCACCTTCATTCTTATACTTTTCAATGTTCTCATTGAACTTCTTACGGTTGTAAACTCTGTCTACTGCAACAGCAGACCAGAAATGCTTGCGACCAGTGAAGCGATCATCCATTAGACTATTCATCGCTCCCGAACGAACTAGCACATCAAGAGCTTTCTTGTTTAGCTTGCTGTAAACAATATCATCGTGGAATAGAAACTCTTCAATATTCGCAAACGGACGGTTATCAACAATCTGCTGGATTGCTGCGTCACCAAGTCCCTTTAGTCCCGCAAGAGGCTGAATAAGCTTGCGATTATCGTTTGGATCAATCTCCCACTCAAACGAAGAGCGATTTACATCTGCCTTTTCGATAAAGAAGCCGTTTGCCTTTGCAATGTTGATTGCCTTTTCCTTTCGCTTCTCTGGCTCCTTATCCAAGAAAGAAGCCATCCACTCAATCGGGTAATAGTTCCAAAGCCAAGCGCACTGGAAAGAGATCGCGGAATAAGAAATGGCGTGAGACTTGTTGAAGCCGTATCCGGAGAAATACTCAAATCGCTCCCACATACTTTCTGCTTCGTGCCTACGAATGCCTTTTTCAACACAACCCTCAACAAACTTGTCGTGGATTTTCATTTTTACTTCGTGACCCTTGCCGGTTCCCTTTTTAGTAAGAACCTTGCGAAGAAGGTTGCCTTCATCAAGAGATACGCCCTTACCCAACTTGTGAGCAAGTAAGGCAATCTGCTCCTGAAAGATAAGGAACCCGTAAGTTTCTTGTGTAACTTCCTTGATATGATCATTCATATAATCAATCTCGTCTGCGTTCTCTTTTGCTTGAATGTATTGCTCATGAACATTTGCCGATAGAGGACCGGGACGATAAATGGAAGTAATGGCGGAAATATCGACTAGAGACTTTGGTTGTGCGTTGGAACAGAATTCCTGTGCTCGCCCCTCGGTAAACTGAAAAATACCGGCGAAGTTTCCCTTCTGGAAAATGTTCTCATATACTTCTTGATCGTCAAAGTCAATCACATCCGGGTGAAGATGATTGTTGTAGAAATCCTGAATATCCTTGAATGTCGGCTCTGGAATATTATGATGCCGAACAAGAATGTGACGGATTGCTCCCTCAATCATCCGAAGTGTGGAGAGCCCAAGCAAATCAAACTTAATAAACCCAAGCGGCTCCAAATGACGAACGTTCTGACCTTCTGCCCACGGAGACTGCCGAACACCACCAGAACTAATAATCGGCATATGCTCGTTTAGATCGTCCGCAATCAAAACACCGCCAGCGTGGCGAGAACAAGACCGAACCTGACCTACAAGTGCCTCAACGTGTGTTTTGATGTGAGGATGCTTTACAAGGAAGCCACGAAGAGAAGGAGAAAGTTCCATAACCTCTTCCCAAGTTGGAGTATAAACACCAGCCTTGATACCGTGCCTTGCCTTTGCGGCAGGAGTAGCCTCAAAGATCATCTGAGATGTAACTTTATTTACCTCAATGAAAGGCACACCATAGAACTTTGAAATATCCTTGATTAGAGACTTCAACTGTAGAGTATTCCAGTTTGAGATTGGAATAACAGAGTTCTGACCCCAATCCTCCATAAGACGCTCTTTTAGTTCCATTGGCTCCGCAACATCATAATCAATATCAGGATAATCGGTTGCGTCCTTGCGAAGGAACCTCTCAAAAAGAAGACCATACTTGATAGGATCAATCTGCGTAATCCCGAGAACATAAGCAACCAAAGAACCAGCAGCAGAACCACGACCGGGGCCAGTCAACTGAACTTCGTTTGCTTTATCAGAGATCGCTTTCATAGTCAAGAAATACTTGCTGAAACCACGATCGTCAATAACATCCAACTCCATCTTTAGACGGTCAGTGTATTCTTTGTTCTCATGGAGCCCACGATTACGCAAACCTTCCAAAGCATAGTTTACAAGTGCCTCTGTAGCAGTGTGTCCCGCAGGAACCACAAAGTCAGGAAGTTTTACAGTTGTATCAGGAACAAAGTCCTCAATCATTTTGAAAGCAATGTCGTGAGTTCGCGTGATTGAGTCCATTACCAACTGATCGTCATACTCTACGCCAGCGGTCTTTGAGTAATACTTGTAGGAATCCCACATTTGGTTTCCATTCTTAGGATAAATCTCATATCCAATCTCCTCAACGCCAGTCGGAAGATCAGTATTCTCCATCCAATCAGGCTTGCCCTTACCAAGCCAACCAAGACGCTTGTAAAGCTCTCGGTCCTTCCAAGCGTCAGGATTAGGATAATGTGAATCGGCAGTTGAGATAAGCGGAATACCAAACTCGTGATGCATCTCAATAATGTACTGATTTAGTTCGTGCTGCTCTGGAATATTGTTCCATTGAAGCTCACCGTGCCAACGATCACCAAAGATCTTTATAAACTCTCTTGTGGTCTCGCGCATTGCTTCTCGGACAGCCTCGGGACCTTGCTCGCGGTTTGCCCAATAGTTGCCGGCATACGGACCACCCAAACAAGCAGACGCAGCGATAATGCCTTCTGAATACTTGCCCAGCATCTTGTAATCAACACGCGGATAACGGTAATAGTTCTCTTCGTTGTAAGACTCGGAAATAAGCTTGAAAAGATTGTTTAATCCTGTTTGGTTTTGAGCCAAAAGAACCAAATGACGACGACGGT